ATTGAAAGCAATTCCCCTGAAATCCGAAGCATATACACCGTAATCAAAGTAAATCGTATAGATCAATCCAAGTGCTTCATCTGCCCTTGACGCATCGCTTCTAATTGTTGGAGTTGTGTATCCATTAAGATAAGCGACTCCTATTGACTCCAAAACATTGGGATCAGCAGCGAGATACCAACCATCAGCCTTACCTGCTGCGGTTAAGAGTGATTGCAAGTATGGATCGAAGATTGGCACAATGTTTCCTGCGTACGGATTGTACACCCCAGCAATATTACTTGATATATCGTAAGGGGTCATCAACAACTGCAATATTGCGGTCCTATTATTTGTCCCGGTGATCAGATATCTGGCAGGCGTATTCAGAAAAACATCGGGAGCATCCTTAGATGGCTTTGGTGATTTCTGAGTAAGCAACAGATTTTCAGTTGCGGCAATAGTTGCTACAGATGGCGCGCCAAGTGCTGTGCCAGAGGCTAAGTTTCCATTGTTAGCATGGAACATATTATCAACTTCTTCCATAGCAGGACCAGCCAGATTGTTGGCTGTAAGAGCACCATAAACATCTCTATTTAATCTGCGAGCCATCGATGCTGACATAAGATAAGGGATTCTTGAAATACTGTCGAGATCGTCATTGATCCACATTTCACGAGAAATAACACTTGCCTTGCCTTTGGTGCTTATAAACGCCTTTTCCTGCTTGTCTGTAAACTTTCCAAATTTAAATCTTGACCCTTCAGGCATGTCATCCATGTCCGAAAAATCAGACATTTTGATAGTTTTGACTTCCTTGAAGTCCTTTACATTTTTTGTCCCACACCATGTTTGAAAAGTGGGGCCGTGCGAATTATACCCGGCTTCGAGAGATTTATTCTGCACATCAGCCAAAATCGCAGGTATGTCACTGGTTGACATATTGGTGAATGCTTTCCTGTAAAGTTCATCTGCATCCATCCAGAGAGTGTCGATTCCTCTTAAGGCCAAAGATCTACGCATAAGGGAATGCAGACCATTGACAGGCTGGTCTTTTCTGGCTTCTGCTATTTTCTGAGGATCTTTTTCAAGACCACAAACAACAGACAGGCAATTGGTAGCATGTGCCCTGAACTTGTCAGCTTCATCTTTGTTAACTTTCGGATCAGCTTTTTTAGGAGGTATAAACACGTCTTCACCATTTCCACCATCTGCCGCCCTTTTAATTTCCTCTGCAATTTCAACTGAACACTGCTCTACTGTTTTCCCGGAATCAATTAGCTTGTTAATGAATTCGTCAGACAGATTTGATGCTCTGCAGATTACATTGATATTCTGTATTCTGTTTTTTTCTGCAGCTTTAGCTTCTTCTTTTTCTTTCTTGACTGCACATTCAAAGCACATTTCTTGCCCTTCGGCTATTTCCTTACCACACTTGCATTTAGGCATGTCTACCCCCTTATTTGCAGATTTAGGTTCTGCATGAATATTGTTTGTAAAAGCTATTCTTTTAAAATTTTCTGGAATTATCATTTTTAAATCTGTTTTAGGCTCTTCAACTTCTATCTTCTCTAATACTTTATCAACAAGCCCTAACTCTTTAGCCTCATTTGCTGTTAAATACCAAGTGTCAGCAACTTTTTGACGCACTTCTTCTTTTGTTAATCCTTTTATCCTTTTCATTATTGTATTGATAAGAATATCTTCAATTTTTTCAAGTGCATCAGCTTCAGCTCTAAAAAGTTTAGACTCACCCCATGCGAAGCCACTTGGATTGTGAAACATTATAATTGTGTTTTCATGTGCCCAAACCTCACCGCCCTTATTTTTATCAGGTATAATCAAAAGGTAAGCTGCAATAGACGCAGCTACACCCATTCCTTCTGAAATCAATTTGGCACCGGTATTTGTTAAGTCATCGGCAATTGTAAATCCTTCAGATACATAGCCTCCATAGCTATTGATTTGGTAATGGATTTCATTTACATCTCCAAAAGAATCAAGATCTTTCTTAATATCTCCAGAGATCATTCCCACATCGCCATATATAGATATTTTTGCTCGTTTATTTGAGCCTTTCATTATATAGTTTTTATTTATTTTCATTCTCATTCTCCTCTACAGTTTTATTTTGTGATGTGGATCCTTTAAGGCTTGAACTTAAATTCTCAGGAAGTAAATGAGTTAACCCAGCATCAATAAGAGCATCTCTTTCTTCTTTAAGTTCCTTTAATTGTGTTGTCATGTTTTTGCCAGTTCTTGCACATAGTTCCTTAAATGTTATTTGACCGGTTTTATATGACAAAATGAGCGCTTGCATGTCGTTAAGAGGATCTACCCACTCCTGATAATCCATTGGCAACCATAACGCTTGATTATAATACCATGGATCACTATAATAGACAGATGGAGTAACTCCGAATTCAATAAGTCTTCCTGCCAATACTTCCCATTCAACAAACTTTGCCCATTTGATAGACTCATTATAAGTGATAAATTTTTTAAACAGGCATGTATAACCTCGATTATCACCAATGGAATTAAGACGTCCAGAAGAGTAATTCGCACCATTTACATCTGTTGTAAATGCCTGATAAGAAAATCCCATTCCCATTGCGATATATCCCATTATCATATCGACAAGAGGTTTAAAATTTTCTTTTATTGCATTGCTTATTTGGATAGGCTCAGGCTTATCTTTGCTGCAAAATAAGCCCGGTGAATCAAGCTCTATATAACTTCTATGAGAAGTATCTGAAATACCTGAATTTAATACACTTTCCAGAGCGGATTTATCTTCTCTACCAGTCCAAACTCCAAGCTTGGTACACATCCTTGATATTTTTAACTGATCACCAAAGAGTTGATTGTGATCATTCATTGCCATTAACACAGGATAAAGCCATGACAAGCCAAGGTATTGTTCTGTCTCTATTGGAATAAACGAAAGTATCATTTTGTCAGCAGAGAATCTGCCTTCATTTTCAAGATGAAAAGCAACAGGTTCACCAAAGGCATTTATTTCAATTCCATGAATTACCTTTTTTTCTGAAGTTTTAATATTATCAAAAAGGGTATCTTTAGAAAAATCAAGCCGAGTTGGTTTTAATATTTGAAATGAAAATGGGATATGTGAACCTTTTTTAGATGAGATAATATTAAAAAGCACATTCCCATAAGTTGCCATTGTGCGAAGTTCGTTTGATTGACTCTGGTAATATGAGGTTTTAACTGTGCCGCTTCTGATACCACTATCAACAAATCTCTCCCAGTCGCTTGCAAGTCGATCGTTTACATGTTTGGGTTGTTCCCCATTTGCATATCTTATTGCCGGATAAGGTCGAATACCAGAGCCAACCACATTGTTATCTAAAAGAGATATAGCCCTTCTTGCTACAGGATAAGCCCTGTAAAGACCTTCAGCTCTTGCACAAATTATTTTAAAATCTTGCCTGATAAGTTCCGCAAATGATGTTATTGTAGTACGCCAATCAGCATTAAGAGGTCCGGTATCGGCACCTGGACCGTAATTTCTTGCCCTATCAACACCTGCTTCAATTCCGCGCTGATAAGCATAATTCAACCTGGACCTTTCTTTTTGAGTACGTATAATATTTGATGGACGGGTATTTATTGAGTGGCCAATCCCATTTACAATATGTCTGAGGTCGTTTAAGATACTCAAACATGCCTCCCAGTAAATGACACCCTAATAATTGGACTGGACTCACTATTATTTAAATCCTGTAAAGCCTTTAAGCCTTCCACCATCTCTTTGGGATTATAATAACGTTCGCGCCTGTCTGAAATTTGAGATTCAGCAATTCCATCACGTAATCTATCAGATAGGGCTTCTTTAATTTCTTCTGGTGTGGCCATAAG